AATTTAAAATCTAAATTACCATTAAACTTTAGAATATCAGATAAAAAAAATCAAGCTTGGTATGGACACAATGTTACATATAATTATAAAGAGATAAAAGAAAAAAAATTATCTGTGCAAGAATTTATTAAAATATCAGGTAAAATTACTGAAGAAGATTTTGTAAAACATTATAATACTATGTTTTTAAGAGATTATACCGAATATTATTTAATGCAAATACGTATAGCGTCATTACCAGAAACTAATTTTACTTTTTTAGGTATTCTAAAATATATTTTTCAGTATCCATATTACTTTGTGGTTTACAAATTTAGAAATTATTTCACTAAAAAACTTACAGAATATATTAAAAATAATATAAAAGATTACGAGGATAAAATATGAAAATTGCAATAACAGGACACACGAAAGGAATAGGAAAGGCTTTTTCAAATATATTAAAAATTAGAGGTCACGAAATTATTGGAATTAGTAAAAGTGAAGGTAAGGATATAAACAATGTAATAGAAATATCTAATATTATTGAACCATGCGATATGTTTATTAATAATGCACATTCAAATTATGCACAAATAGATTTGTTTTATGAAGTGTGGAAAAAATGGAAAGGTTTAAAAAAATATATTTGGAACATAGGCAGTTATAATCCATTCAACTTAAATAATGAAAATAATGGAGATGATTTGGAATATATTATGCAAAAACAATTTTTAAATAAAATAACTAAAGTATTAAATTCAAAATCAATGTGGCCTATGGTGACATTATTAAATCCTGGTCACATTTCAATTAAAAATGAAAATATAATTAAAAATATGGAAGAATATTATTCTTCTGAAGAATTAAAACCTTTATTGAATATAAAAATAAAAGATGAAAAATTTATGTATGGCCATACCCCTGAACAATGGGTCAAATGTATTATTGATGTGTTTGATAATAATAATAACGCACATATTTCTGAAATATCGTTATCTTATAATGATCCTATTAATAAAATAAAAATATGATAAAAAAAGAATGGAAAATTAGACAAGAATTATATCATAAAACAAATACAGAACATGATGATGACCTTAATAAACTTCATATTGAATATTCGAGTGATGTGGTGGAAACAGCTGTAAAATATTTTAATGATAAAGATTTGGGTTTCGTATATCCTGCAAAAAGTTATGTTGTAGCTATTTGTTATGCATACTGGTTATCTAAAGATTTTAATGAGAATTTTTATGAATTATTAAGAGATAAAGACTTACTATTTAACAACGACCCTTATTTTAAAACATACGATAATGATAGAGAAGTTTACGATAATATAATAAAAAGAGTTTTTCCACTAAATGAAAACAAAGGCATTGTGTTGGATATTAAAAAGTATTATACGTCTGAATTTTTAATATAAATATAGTATAACAAGGAGTGAATATGGCGATTACAATTAATGGTAAAGAATATGATGAAAGTAAGTTCAGTGATAAATTGAAAAACTACATCATAGCAAGACAAGAAATACAAAACAATAAGACAAGATTGCTTATTGAAATTGAGAAAATAGACGTACTAACTGAATACTATAACAATAGAATTATAGAAGAATTAGGTATAGAGGTTAAGGAAACTAAAGAAACAAAATAAATGGCAGCTGTAGCAAACCTATCAATAGACCAAGGCGCAACATTTACATCAGATATAACCGTAAAAGATATAAACGGAGACGTATTTGATTTAACTGGCTATACGGCCGTTGCAAAACTGGCCAAAGGTTATTCATCTACAAGAACAAGAACAGCAATGACTACTGCTTTTGCTACGGACAGAACAACTGGTGTTTTGACTATTTCTTTAACGGCCAATCAAACAACCGCTCTGGACGCAGAAAGATACGTCTATGACGTTGAAATTACCTCTAGTAATGGTTCAGTTACAAGAGTTTTAGAAGGAATTATTACCGTTAGACCTGAAGTAAGTGTTTAAATTATTCTTTATTATAGATTAAAATTAATATAAATATAAGTAAAAAGAGAGATTTGAATGGCTAACATAACTGCTAGGATCAGTTCACCTACATCTGCTGGACCCCAAAAAGTATCTGTAACGATACCATCTGGTGCCACATTACAAAACAGCTCATTACAATTAAAATTATTAGGCGATGTAGATACAACAACTGAAGGCTTAATTGACGGCTCTTTATTACAATATAGATCAAGCGATCAAAAGTTTGTTACAAGAACAAACATCATTACAACGACAGGAAATTTAACACTTAACGGTGGAGAATATTAATAAATGGCAACTATAATTAAAATAAAAACGTCCAGTGGTTTAGGTAAACCAGCTACAGCCAAAATCGGAGAGCTTTCGTATTCATACGCTGCAGGTGCTTATAACACATTAGGAGATAAACTCTTTATTGGTGTTGGGCCAGTTGATGGTAACGGCGATGCGACAACGCAAGAAGTCATTGGCGGTAAGTATTTTACAAACGCTTTAGATCATCAACCAGGAGTTTTAACTGCTAGTTCAGCTATTATCGTTGATGCAAATAAAGCAGTAGATGAAATTATTGTAGGAAATAGTACAACAGTTGGTGGTTCAGTAAAATTCCAAGAAGGAACAAATAACGGCTCTGATGCTGTTACAATTAAAGCACCTAATACATTAGCTGCCGCTTACACACTTACTTTACCTACAGCTACAGGAACTGCTGGCCAGTTTTTAAAGACAGATGGTTCAGGAAATTTAGCTTTTGAAACCGTATATTCTAATTTTACAATTACAGGCGATACAGGTTCAGATACATTTAATACAAATGAAACTTTAGATTTTCAAGGTAACTCACAAGTTGTAACTGCTGTTACAAATAACCAAGTAGCATTTTCAATTGGTAACGGTTCAATTGGCACAGCACAATTAACAGATGCTGGTGTTACAAATGTAAAATTAGCAAATTCTACAATCACATTAGGAAGTTCTACACTTACATTAGGTTCTACAACAACGGCCGTTGCAGGATTAACACAATTAGATGTTGATAATATTAGAGTTGATGCTAATACAATTTCAACAACAAACAGTAATGGTGATTTAACATTATCACCAAACGGTACAGGAACAGTTAAAGTTCCATCAGGTTATAAAGACCGTGCAGGATTTACTAATGACTCACTTGCAACAAAAGAATATGTTGACGCAACATCACAAGGTTTAGATGTTAAAAATTCAGCCGTTGCGGCTACAACAGTAAATTTAAGTGCTACATATGCTAACGGTACAGCAGGTGTAGGTGCTACATTAACTTTTGGTTCTGCTGTTACAACACTCGACGGTGTAACTTTAACAAATGGTGATAGAATTTTAGTTAAAGACCAAACTACACAAAGTCAAAACGGTATTTACGTAAGAACATCATCAACAGTATGGACAAGATCAGTTGATGCCGACACTGCTGCTGAATTAACAGGTGGTGCTTTTGTATTCGTAGAACAAGGTACAGACAACGCTGATAATGGTTATGTATTCACACACGAAGGCACACCTACAATTGGTACAACTTCATTAACAGTAGGACAATTTTCAGGTGCTGGTCAAATTACAGCAGGTGACGCTTTAACAAAAACAGGCAACACTTTAAATGTTGCAGTAGACAATAGTTCAATAGAAGTTAACAGTGATGCTCTAAGAATAAAAGCATTAGGTATAACAAATGCTATGTTAGCAGGTTCTATTGCAACTTCAAAATTAGCTGCACCATATTTTTATATAGCTGATGAAACTTCTACAGTTGCACAAATAAATTTAAATCAAACTCTAAGAATTAATGCTGGAGAAGGAATAGATACTACAATTTCAGGTAATACAATTAACATCATAGGAGAATTAGCAACAGCTTCAAACGCTGGAGTAGCTTTTTTCCCTACTGCAAACTTTTTAGTTACAAGTGGTTCAGTAGCAATAACAACAATAGACGGAGGAACATATTAATGGCATTTTTAGCTTGGCACATAATCGCAATACTTACAGTTATGGCCGGATCATTTTTGATTGGTTACAGTTTAGGCAAAAAAGAAGATAGAAAAAATTACAATTATATTGATAGATTAAAAGATATATTTAAAAAATAATTTATTATGCCAACTGTATTTAAACCAAAACGCTCAGAAGTAGCAGCTTCAATACCTACAACAGGTCAATTAGAGGTAGGTGAAATAGCACTCAATATAACTGACGGTAAATTTTACACTAAAACTTCTAGTAACATAGTAAAAGAAGTTGGAGGTGCCGGTGCAGTTACACTTCAAGGAGCTACAAATAGTGGTAACTCAACAACAAATGATATTGTATTGAACGGATCAAATTTAGTTTTTGAAGGTAGTATTGAAAACGCTTTTGAAACAAGTTTAGTAGTAGCTGAACCTACAAGTGATAGAACAATAACTTTACCAAATCAAAGCGGAACAGTGGCAATGGTTGATGATGCATTAGCATTGTCAATTGTTTTCGGAGGATAATTTAAAAAATGGCAAGTACATTTAAAAATGCAGGTATGACAGTTATCACTTCTGATAATGCAAGTGCTAATTTATACACTTGTCCATCTGCTACAACGGCTGTTATTCACGCATTGTACATATCAAATAAGAGTGCTACAAATGTGGCCAACGTAGATGTAAAAGTTACTACAGATGGTGGTACAACTTTTTATCACATAGGAAAATCTTTACAAATTCCTGTAGAAAATACTTTAGTAATGGATAAACCAATAAATTTAGAAGCTAACGATAAAATTAGATTGGTAGCAACTGTCAATGATGATTCATCTTCACCTGATGTTGAAGCTTATGCTAGTGTATTGGAGATTACTTAATGGCTAAATTAGGATTTGTAGTACCAGAAACTTCAACTCAAACAACGGAAACGTTTCACGCTTTAAGACGTACAAGTGAAGGATTATTATACTATACAAAATATAATAAAGACGAAAATGTTTCAATAGATTTTGATGCTGGTAATCCAACAGATAAAAACGGTAACAGACAATTACCAACAAATGAAAATTATGTAGAAGATACAATTAAACTTCAAGCTGGTGCAACAGAAATTTTTGCAGGAAATGGATCAACAACTACATTTACTTTATCAAATCCTGTGTTAGATGGTACAAGATTAGCAGTATTCATAGATGGTGGAATTCAACAATTAGATGCAACTTTTAGTTATGCTAGTCCTGTAGTAACTTTTAAAGTAGCTCCTAAAAGTGGTGCTCAGATTGCCATTGGTAAAATAGATAAAACATTACAAGCCAATCCATCAGATTTTTATTATCAATATGTCTTTGAAGATGGCGAAGCCACGTATTTTATAGACAGTAATGGTTATTTTGTAAAAAGAGAGAATTTTGTAAAATCTCTAACAAGTATAGCAAGTGATGATTTTAGTACTTTTGAGAGTACACAAGCAGTAAATTCAACAAGTTGGAGAAGCTAAAGTTAAAATGATTATAAATAGTAGAATAAAATAAGGTTCATCAATGGCAGATTTTAAACTAGGTAGGATTAAATTTAAATGGAGAGGTGACTGGTCAACCTCTACAGGTTTTCTTATTGATGACGTAGTAAAATACGGTGGTAATACTTACGTCTGTATTGTTAACCATACTTCTCAATCTACAAGTCCAGGATTTTATACGGATTTAACTGCTGCTAAATGGTCACTACAAGCTGAATCTCTTTTCTTTAAAGGCACATATGCGGCCTCTACACATTACAAATTAAATGATGTTGTAAAATACGGTGCTAGACAATTTCGTTGTACAACTCAACACACATCAGCTGCGACTGTAGGTGGTGTAGCAATATTAAACGCATCTAATTTTGAATTATATATTGATGCTACAGATTATAAAGGAACTTATGCTACCAGTACTTATTACAAAGTAAATGATGTTGTAAAATATGGTGCAAGTTTATGGATTTGTACTACTGCTCATACATCTTCAGCCAGTGCTTCATCTTTTGATGAAACTAAATTTAGTGCATATACAGAAGGATTACAATTTGAAGATACTTGGACTAATTCAAATGATTATCAAAAAGGTGATGTAGTAACTTATGGTGGATACGCTTACGTTGCCGCTCAAGAAGTGGCAGCTGGTTCAGCTGTACCTGTTGCTTCAGGAGCTAATTGGGATTTAATTGTTCCAGGATTTAAAGCACAAGGAGATTGGACAGTAGGTAATCAATACACATATAAAACAGGAGATACCGTTAAATTTGGTGGTTACTCATACGTTTGCATAGTAGATACTACTACTAATGATGGTTCTACTGTTGTTAACCCTACAAACACAAGTTTTTGGACAAAAGTAGTAGAAGGATTTACTTGGAAAGGAAATTACAGTGCAATCACAACTTATTACAAAGGTGATACTGTTGAATATAATTCAAGTTCTTATGTTGCAATCGCTCACTCTATTTTAAACGTAACACCAGGAACAAACGCAGCAAAATGGCAATTAATTGCCGCAGGTGATAGTAATGCTGTTGTTACAACACGTGGAGATATTTCATATAGAAATGCATCCGCTCCTGCAAGATTACCAATTGGTGTTGTTGGTTCAGTTTTAACTTCAAATGGTTTAGAACCTGTTTGGTCAGATGCAGGAAGTAGAGGAAGTTTATATGTTGCAAATAACGGAAGTGACACAAATCCAGGAACTTCTTTACTACCATTTAAAACAATTGAGTACGCTTTATCACAAGCATCAAAAGGCGACGTTGTTACAATTACAGGACAAACAGGCGGTACAGGTGGTATTTCAGGAACTTATTCAGTAACATCTACAGGAGGAACTGGTACAGGATTTGCAGGACGAATTGTTGTTGACAGTTCAACTGTAACGGCAACTTTAACAATTACAAACGGCGGTAAAAATTATACTGCTGGTAATATTTTAACTATTTCTTCTGCTCAATTAGGTGGCGGATCTGCTACCAATATGACATTTACTGTTGAATCAGTTTCAGTAGGAGATATTATAAATGTTGCTGGAGGAGTTTATAGAGAACAAATGCCTTTAGTAATTCCGGCCGGTGTTACTTTAAAAGGAGAAAGTTTAAGAACAACAGAATTAAGGCCTGCTACAGGCAGTTCATCTACGGTTGCTACAGTGACAAGAACATCAGGTGGACTTGGTGGAACACCAGGAACTTATCTTTATGTTCATCAAACTGGAACAAACGGTAGTGGACAAGGAGCTGTTTTTACAGTTGTAAAAGATGGATCATCCGCTCCTACAATTACAGTTGTACACGGTGGTTATGATTATGCAGTGGGAAACACAATTACTATCAGCGGTTCAGGTAAATTAGGCGGCGGTTCAGATTTAGTTTTAACGGTTACGGCTTTAGAAAACAATAATGCTGCTTATTGTTTCTTATGTAATGACACAAACAATATAAGATGGTTTACATTTAGAGGATTTACAGGCATCGCAACACATACTGGTAAGGGTGCAGTTATTATATCTTTAGACCCAGAAGGAAACATTGCATCTCAATCACCTTATATACAAGATTGTACAACTGTATCAAATAACGCTTGTGGTATTAAAATAGACGGATTTTTACACACATCAGCAACAAGTAACAAATCAATTCTTGCAAACGACTTTACACAAATTAACTCAGACGGTATCGGTGTTTGGGCATTAAACGGAGGCCGAGGTGAAATGGTTTCTGTGTTTACTTATTATTGTGACAAATCTTTTTATGCAACAGGTGGTGGATTTATACGAGGATTAAACTGTTCTTCTGCTTACGGAGAACAAGCTCTAGTTGCTGAAGGTTCATTATCAACAAATACATTAGCACCAATTTATGAAACTGCTGTTACAACAAGATCAAGAGGAAGAACAATTAAATATAATCCACTTACTTTTTCAGGTGGAAATACAGCAGCTTCTTTTGCAATAGGTCAAACAGTTCTTGGGTTAACATCAGGTGCTACAGGTACAATTTTTAGAATAAATTTAACAGGTGAAAGATTACATTTAGATCCTGCCACAGGAGCCTTTACACAAGGTGAATCAGTTAGAGTTACAACATCAAGCGGCACATTTACGGTAAATATACCAAACACAACTGCAGGTATTTCAGGCAACGGTGCAAAACAAGCAGGTTATTTTATAGAAGTAGAATCAACAGACGGCACTTTAACTCCTTCAGGTGTAATTAAACTTGGAGATAACGTACAAATAGGATCTAGTTCAACATATTATATTGTAAACGGTGTTACAAATGAAAATGCTGCTACACAAACGGTTCAAGTTCGTTTAGTATCAGAAGTTTCAACACTAGATGCTTTTCCTGATAATACAACAGTTAAATTTACACGTAAATATTCTTCTTTAAGATTTACGGGTCACGATTTCTTAGATATAGGTACAGGAGATTTTGTCACAACAAATTATCCAGGTACTCCTACTCAAGCTGCAGATCAAGCAGACGAAGTTGAATTTAATACTGGAGGCCGTGTTTATTGGACTTCTACAGACCAAGGTGGAGATTTTAGAGTAGGAGATTTATTCCGTATTCAACAGGCAACTGGTATTGCAACTTTAAATGCTGACGCCTTTGATCTTTCAGGATTAACAGAATTACAATTAGGAACTATTGGTGCTCAATTAGGTGCCACAATTAATGAGTTTTCTACAGACCAAGAAATGTTAGGAGATTCTAATACGGCCGTTCCTACAGAAAATGCTGTAGTAGGTTATACACAAAGAGATAATATGGGTACTGGCCATTTTGTACCTCCTACGGGAACAACTGCACAAAGACCAACAGGTGGAACTTTATATACAGGAGGTATTAGATACAATACTTCGTTAGTAACTTGGGAAGGTTATAATGGTACAGCTTGGACAGGTTTAGGTGGAGGTAATCCTTGGGCTACAACATCTACAAGTATTACAGTAGCCGCTAATGACAGATACTTTGTAAACACTTCTAGTGCTGCTATAACAATTACTTTACCAGCTTCACCACAAACAGGAGATCAGGTAAGTATATTAGATTTAGCAAGTACCTTTGATACAAACAACTGTACTATCGGTAGAAACAGTTTAAAAATAATGGGATTAAATGAAAATTTAGTGTTAGCTGTTGAAGATACAGGTATAACTTTAGTCTATACTGGTGCAACTTATGGATGGAAATTAGTAAATAATATCTAATATAAATATAAAGAGAAATTAAACTATGGCAGATTTAAGAGATTTTACAGGAAAAAACCGAAAATTCACTGGTACTATTGGTGAACGTATTTCAACAGGAACAACTGGTCAAAGAGATGCTGCCACTTTTGGTGCTGGTACAATAAGATTTAATACTACTACTAATTTAATGGAGTATTACACGGGTGTAGAATGGAAGTCAATTGATGCTCCTCCTTCAATTACAAATTTTAATATTGATTCAGCTGGTGCAACAACTTCAACTTTTATAGATAGAACATTATCAGGTAACACTTCAATTGTAGTAACAGGTTCTTTATATAGTGCAGGTGCTGTTGTTTCTTTTAGAGGAATTTCAGGAGCAAATTTTGATGCTACAACAACTACAGTAAACAGCGCAAGTCAGGTTACAGCCGTAGTTCCTTATTCTTCATTTTTAGCTGCACAAGAACCTTATTCAATAAGAGTGACAAACTTATCAGGATTATTTGCACAACTTGATGGATGTCTTGCAGTAGATACTAGGCCTATTTTTGCAACCGCATCAGGCACACTAGGAACAATTGGCGATGCTAGTCGTTCTTCTTATACACTTTCTTCTGCTGCTGCTACAGATCCAGATAGCGATACAATTACATATTCAATTACATCAGGTGCTTTACCAACAGGCCTTTCTTTAAACTCATCAACAGGTGCAATTACAGGTACAGCATCAGCAGTAATTTCAAACACAACATCAACATTTACAGTTTCAGCTGCAACATCACTTCAAACAGCTACAAGATCGTTTAGTATTACAGTAAATGCTCCAGTTATTACATCTTATACTTCTGTTAGTCCATTTACTTTTTCCGTTCCACCAGGTCTTACTACTGTAAGAGCTTTAATTGTGGGAGGCGGAGGCGGAGGCGGACGAGTTATTGGTGGAGGAGGTGGAGCAGGAGGGTTTGTGGAGACAACATCTTTTCCAGTTACTCCTGGCGGAACTGTATCTGGTTCTGTAGGCGGAGGAGGTGGAGGAGCAGGCGGTAGAGGTAGTAAGGGATCTTCTGGTAGTAATTCAACATTTGGACCAATTACAAGTTTTGGCGGCGGCGGAGCCGGTTCACACGACAATAACGCCGGATTACCAGGTGGTTCTGGAGGTGGAGGAATTTATGCCCCTGGTGGATCAAGTACTCAAACAAGTTTTTCTCCTGTGGGAGGAATAGGATATGGCCACGCTGGTGGTACTTCTGGTAGCTCGCCAGGAGCTGGAGGCGGAGGAGCAGGAGAAGCCGGTTTAGGGCCAGCAAGCGGTGGTGGCAGAAACGGTGGAAATGGTAGAGCGACTGATATATCTGGATCATCCGTAACTTACGCTGGAGGTGGAGGTGGAGGTTCACACGCTCAAACAACTCCTATAGGTGGAGGTTCTGGAGGTGGAGGACAAGGCATAACCTCAAATGGAACAGCTGGAACAAATGGTTTGGGTGGCGGTGGTGGAGGTGGATATCATCCACCAGATTATGATGGCGGCGCCGGTGGATCAGGCATTGTTATTGTTAGATATTAAAGATTAAAAACTAATCCAATTCTACTATCTTTAACATTATGAGTTAAAACTTCGTGGTAAAGCCACGATGGCCACATTAACATATTGCCTACAACGGGTTTATAAGATACTGTTAAAAACGTGTTAACATTATTAGTATCTTTCACAGGCCAATTTTCAAATTCTCTGGTTATTATAGGGTCGTTAAACTGTATTGGAGCTGAACCTTCAGGTACTTTTAAATATAAAATTCCTGATAATTTATAAGAGTGTATATGTCTTTCTTGATATGATCCTTCATTTAATTCGGTTGTAAAAATAAAAGGATTAAATTTTTTACTTAGTGTGTCATAACAATAACCTAAATCATTTAAAAATATTTCTGCTTTCTGTTTTATAAAATTTACAAAATCAAAATATATAGGATCATTTGCTAAATTAATTTCTGTGTCGTATGTTGTTTTTCCTTTGTAAAAACGTTTTTTATTAATCTTCTGTAAATTTAAATAGTTCAAACTAGGTTCTAATAAATTTTTTGCTTGTTCAGCAGCTTCACAACTAAAAACAGGTGTTGAAAACCATTTTTCTATAATATAATTTTTATTTTCTAATAACATAATTTTTTATTAGATTTTCCAAAAATTTTTCAAGTTTTCTAATATCGTCCATTAATCCTATAATTGGATATTCATATTTTTTATTGTTTTGATTTATATGAATAAACCCCTGTACGGTTGGTTTTAAATCATTTTCTTTGCAAATATTTAAAAAAGGACTTTTTTCCATATCATACTTCACTACGTTTTTAATATCAAAAGTAATTTTTATAGTATCTAAAGCATTTTTTACTTCTTCTATAGTTTGTTTATTTTCAATTAATCTAATAACGTCAAGCATTAAAACTTTTTCATTATCTTTAATTGTTCCATAATTATAAGGAGTTAGAATTTGTGTTTTATCTGATTCTTTTTTATATTTTTTAAAAATTGATTTATCATCCATATCTAAATCTATTAGCCATACATAAATATCTTTTTCTCTTTTAAAATGATAAAAAACTCCTATAAGAGTATTTCCATCAACAACTAGATATTCATTATTTTTTTTAATAAGAACTGGCATAGGATAGTTATCATCACATTCTTGTTTTAATTTTAAAATTTTCCAAGGAACACATTGGTTAATATCATCATATTTGTTTTTGATAAGTTTTTCATTTAATTTTTCTAATTTAATTTTTTTACCTTTTTCATTTGCTATATTTAAAAAATCTTCTTGTCCAAGATAAGATAGTCCTAATACACTATGTGCTTTAGCCGTAAAAGTTTGCAAAAAATTAGGTTTAAAAAATGTTATTTTTTTTGGAATTTTTATTAAACTTAAATCTATTAATTGTTGTTTCATTGTTTTATTTTTCTTGGTAGACCTAAGTTTCTTCTACCATCAAATTTATTACATTCAAAGTTATTTATATCATTATAATGTAGGAATAATTGTGCGTGATTATTTCCTAAAAATTTATCTCTATAATGAGATAATTCAATACCTTTATATATTAACATATCACCAGGTTTTAATTCTACGTTTAAAATTTTACCTTCTTTTCTTAATACTATTGGCCAACAATAATTTAAATTATCAACAATATTTGATGTATCATAACCCAAACATAATGTAGAAGAAAACTCGCAACTTTTTCTATCTATATGTTCAGGTAAAAAATTATTTTGTTGATAAAGTCTTAAATATGAATAAGTACAATTTAGTTTTTTATTTGTGTACTTTTCCATATCTTCTAAAAGTTCTTCAAGTAATGTATCGCAGAACTCATCACCATAAAAATTATAACAATCTTCCATAGAATTTAAAATTTTATCATCATTGTGTGCAAAATCTTCACCTATGTGCCCATCAAAATATTTATTGTAATATTTAAAAAAAGGTGTGCTCAATTTTGCTGATAGTTTATCTGCTTTTTTTAAAGTCATTCTATACATCATATTTGCTAACCATTTAGGAATACATTCACGTATTATTAAATAATTGTTTTCTAAAAAAAAATTTTGCTTTTCTATATCAATCATTTAAACGGCCTTCCTAACAACCAGTTTACTAAACTAAAACGAGTACCTTTTGTAATAGGAGTTATACAATGATCTATGTAAGAAGGAAAAACTACTATAGAACCTTTTTTTCTCGCTACTGTACATTCGTGAAATTGATTTTTTGAATGAGATCCTAAATCAAACATTAAATTTCCTCCCTCATAAGAATTTTCATCACTTAAATTAATAGTTACACTTAATTTTCTAACTTTTCCGTAAAAATTTTTGTTTGATGTATAACCAGTAGGTAAGTTGCCGTTTTTTTTTAAAGGCGTATTTGTATATCCTTTAATATATGGTTTATAAACACTATTCCAATCAGTATCGCCGTCTTTATGCCAACTATAAAATCCTGATTTATTGTAAGTTGTAAATTGTGGAACTTCAGCAAAATCTACATCATAGTTCCAACCTGCTGCCTCATTGGCTATTGATACGTGCTTTTCTATAATTTCATATATCCAAGCTATGTCTAACCAAGCTATATTGCTATCTCTAACATATACCTGATCTATTTTTATATTTTTTTCTATTAATTGATTATTTGTTAATTCATTTTTAGGAATTAAATTAGGATTATTTTTTTTGTCTAAGTCTCCTGCAACTTCAGCTAAAGTGTTAATTCCTTGTTTATTTAAATTATCTATAGATTCTAAACCTAATTTTACAATTTTATTGCAGGTTTCTTCATCTAGTGCAGAAACAAAATAGTAATAATAATTTTTTAACATAATTTATATTATCATAAATTTGAATAAAAGTCAACTTTATTTATATATTTATACTGTATAAATAGCCATATGAATGATATAAGAAACTTGACTTTACAAGAACATAAAAACGCAGAAAATCAACCTTTTGTTCAAACTCTTATGTCTGGCCAAATACCACCAGACTTATACGCCACATATCTTTACAATCTATTACAGTGTTATGCTACACTTGAAAAATATGCTTTTGAAAACGGCCTGTTTAGACAAACACCTGGCCTTGACAGAGCACAAAAAATAGATCACGACTTTCGTTCACTGTGGAATCAA